TAAGGAACTGGCCCGCCTCTCGCCGCCCGCTCCGGCTCCGAAGCACGAGTTTGCCGAAGGTGGATTTTGCAACGCCCATATGACCTACGGGTGCGAGTTGGAGTCCGAACTGGCCTCGGCGAAGCAAACTCAAACGGCTTTGCGGGAGAGCCGTCAGTTGTGGATTGATCTAAGAAACGCGGCTCGCACGGAGCGCGACGCGGCGCTTGCGGACGCCAACGAGCGCATACTGAAAGCCAACAAAGTAACCGGCGAAGCAATCATGCGCTCCCAGGCAAGTGAGACGGAGGCCCGTGCCGAGGCCGAGGCGCTGAAGGCGCAGGATGAAGTCCATTGGAAAACCCGCCGCTCGCTCATCAAGGAGCGCGATGCGGCGCTCGCGGAAGTCGAACGCTGGAAAGACGATTATGATGAGGAGGCGAGGGCTTGTGAGGAAAACGCGCGAGAAACCCAAGAGGCCCGCGCCGAGGCCGAGGTGCTGAGGGCGCAATTGGACAAGCACCACCCGGACTTCATTCGTGCGATGGCCAGAGGGATGAAATCTCCAGTCTGCGGGACTTGCTCGGCCCCCCTCTCGCCGCCCGCTCCGGTCGAGATTTCCAGTCCCGACGACCTAAAGGCGTTCCTGGCCGATGGGTTCAAGCCCGCCCCCGCTCCGGCTCCGAAGGTCGATGAGGAACGCCTGATGGAGAACCTAAAGGATTTCAAGACCTTCGATAACAGGATGCATGGCAAGCCGCCCGCTCCGGCTCCGAAGTGCGCGAAGCACGACACCCATCATTTCGGGTCGGATGATGGCGGAAAGACAGTTGAGAGATACGGCGCAATCCCCGGCACGAACGGGCGAGAACCCTGCCAGGACGGAAGCGCGTTCGCCAAGCCCGCCCCCGAGACGGCGAAGTGCGAGGGTTACAACCCCGGCCGGGAAGAGGTCTATGAGGGTGATCACTGCGCAAAGTGCCCGGATAATTCAGAGCGCGGCGCGACGGTAAAGGCGGTGGTTGAAACGGCAGTAACGCCACGGGCCAAAGGCGATGAGAAGCCCGGGGAGCCGAGTCGCCCACCCGCCGCCGAAAACGCGCCGTGCCCCGACCACAGGCCCGAACTGCAATGGGTCTGCGAGACCTGCGGAGAGCGGACGGCCCCGACCCCTCCGGGCGAGGTGAGGTAGATGCACAGCAACGAAGAGAAACTGATGCTCCTCCGAGTCCAACTCTATGGGGCGATGCAACGGCTCAAGGGGGCCGAACTTGACGAGTATTGGGCGCTCATCGAGGAAGTGTATGCACAGCGCCCCCTCGCCGCCCCCGGAGGCCGAGAGCGATGAACATCTGGAAGTGCAAATTCGGATGCGGCGCAAGACTCGCGCTCACCGAGGAAGAAGTGCTAATTCCGAATTGCTGGAAGTGCGCCCGTTTCGCGCCCTGGCGGTTTGTCGGAGTCGTAAAGTTCACTCGGCGAAGCAATCCATATTGGCCGAAGCGCCCCAAGGGAGGCCGAGAGCGATGAGGCTCCGCGTGACTATCTCCAAAACCTCGACGGGTGATGGAGATTACATACAGGTGATGGCAGACGATATGGTTTCGCTGAACTTCACGGCGGTTGCGGAATCCATTGCGGTTACGGACTTCCGCAAGCGCCCCAAGGGAGGCCGCTGACGATGGCGCGACAAAAACTCCATCTCGTGTTGATGAGCGAAGGTCGCCACCACATCATCGGTTGCGCGTGGGCGTGCCCGGCTTGCCACCCCGACCGCGCGCTCAAGTGGATGATCGGGCCGAGCTACTACGCGACTGTGTTGAGTGATCGAGCCCTCGGATATCGCGATTGGCCGGGGCGCCGCCCCGCCAAGGAGTGAGGCGCGGATGAATGTGAGATACTCCATCCGTAGACTGCTCGGCCTCCACCTGCGACAGGTGCAGGCAGCGTAGAAAGGTGAAACGGGAGGAATTCTTATGACACTAACACCCGAGCAACTGAAGGAGATCGAGGAGCGTTCCGAGAAATCGGGATGGGATGACATCCACGGCTATGAGGCTGTGAAACTCCATCAGGATCACGAAGCCCTCCTCGAAGAAGTGAGGCGGGTGAGTGGACTCGAAGCCCCACCGATGAAGGACTCCGGGCGTGATTGCGTATGGGAGAGCCTACCCGGACATGACGGCGATCATTGCACCGCTCATAACCGCTCTCGCTATGCTTGTCAGGCAACGACGATTGCGCGCCTTCAAGAGGCTTTGATCGAGGAGAGGGCGGCGAAAATCGAAACTCAACGTTCGCTTGCGTTCGCGGAGGGATATGACTACACACTTCCAAATCCACTACCAACCGCTCAAGACCAAGCCCGCACCGAACTGCAAAGCGAAGGGAGGATACCGAAGTGAGCGACGAACGGTTTGACGCGAGGATTGGGGAGTTCAACTCCAAATGGCAGGTGTTCCGCCGACAACTCGAAGACGAATTTGGCCCATCTCGGATGCTCGTTCTCGGACGGGATTTCATGCTCTTTGGGTTCCGACTCAAGGATGTGGACGATCTCATAGAACTCGCCAAGCAGGAGCGGCAAATGCGGGTTCTCAATGAGATGTTCAAGTATCCAAATCCGATCATCACGCCGCTTGACCGAGCGAGGGCCGAATTGTGGGCAAAGCACCGCATTGAGATGTGGGACTCGGAAGAGGGCCGCAAGCAACTGACTGAGGAACTGCGGAAGGCGATGCAATGACCACGCTCGAAGAACGGCTGAGGAAGATTGAGGCGCATCATGCGGCCTGCGCGTGCGGTGAGGGGTGCCTCGAAGCCGTCCGCTTTGCGCGCAAGGAGCGGGAGAAGCGGGTGCGATCTACGCTCGGTTCTTGTGCGAGCTCGATCAAGACGAGAATTGTTCTGATCCGAATGACCTCGGCCCAGAGTTCTCAAGTTCCTGCCAGAAACATTTGGACGATGCCCGCGCCGAGATCGAGAAGGAGGAAAGCGAGTGACGTTCGAAGAAGTCTATAAACGGATCATTGCGTTGGATGACGACCTGCTCCAGGGATGGCGGCAGTCCAGTCTGATTTACTGGAGCAACGCCTTGGCTGGTGAAGCGGGCGAAGTCTGCAACGCGACGAAGAAGGCGCTTGGCGGTGGAACCAAGGGGGATGACAGCGGCCCGGAGCGGATCCGTGGGGAGCTTGTGGATGTGATCACGTACGCGATTCTGTATTGGGAGCGGCTGGGTGGCAACTGCGACGACCTTGTCGGTGCGCTCAGCGTCAAGAACAAGGTCAACTTCGAACGCATGGCGGCTCGTGGGAAGGTGAAGGTGGAATGGTAGGGCTTCTCGTCGTGGGCCTGCTCCTTATCGGCGCGTACTTTTTCCTCAGTGCGCTGGTGGATTTGATCTTGTGGGTCGTGGAACGTTGATTGTCATCCGCGAATTTGGGGATGGCAGGTGTTCTGGGTGCAAACTAAAATTCGACACCCATCGGCATCTTCAAGAACATATGAATTTGAGTTGCGTGCAATACGTGATCCCCATAACGGACTGCGTTCGGTGTTCACGTCGTGTCAATGCGAACTACAGCACCTGCACGCGGTGCGTGCCGTTTTGGGTGCTTGCACCCGTGCAGTGAGGGGAAAGGTTTAAGGGCGGGCTCTTTTAAATCATCCCTAAAGCGATGTCCGAAGCGGTCGTTTTAGCCAGCGCTCAGCATTTGATCGAGCGGGGCTATCGTGGCATCGTCCTTCGTATGTACGCGAACGGACATGGGTGGATGTATATCCGCAATTTCCTTTTGAACGAGCATGGCGTTGACGTCACGGTTCGGATCATCAGGCGGTTTTGCGAGTCGTACGGCAAGCGCGAGCAAGTCATGTCGCTTGCTGCCCAGCGTGACATGGAAGACCTGCGTCAAATGGCGGAGGAAGACATCCGGCGCTTCAGGGAAGCGTATTGGGCCGCCGAAGACCTGAAGACGATGGAGCACCTCGAAGGGGCCTACGGGCGCTGGTGGGATCGCATGGGCAAATTCTACTTGCCCAACCAAGGCACTCTCCAGCAGGCAGCTCAGATCAACATTCTCATTGCCGACCCCAAGGTGTTGGTGAGAGAGGAGGTGCGAAATGCTGACGACGCTGCCCGAATCCTTGCCCGCCTCGAATCCGCCGAGGCTCCGGGGAAGCCTGATACCGGGGTCAAACGTGCTGAAAATGCCGCGAGACCTGAAGAAGCTCCCGGATCCCAATAGCGCGGACTACATGAGGCTCGGGTTCCTATCTACACTCTACGGCCTGTCGTGGCGCTACGCTCATTACGACCCGTTCAGGCTTTCGCCTTTGAAGAAGAAGCGCCACGAGAAGCAGGTTCAATTCCATTTTGGCTTTGAAGAAGACACGACGTTCCGGGGCTACGTTGGAGGGAGAGCCAGCGGTAAGACTACCGCAGGCGCTGCTGAAGCCGTCCGGCAAGCGATAGAACAGCCAGGGAGCGAGGGCATCATCCTCGCGCCTACATACAAAGTGTTGAAGCAGGCGACTCAGAAGACATTCTTCAAAATGCTGCACCCGTGGCTCATCCACAGCTACAACGACTCGGACAAGCGGCTGGAGATAATCAACGGATCCCTCGTTTGGTTCCGTTCGACCGAAGAAGAGGATGTCAGCCGTGGCATCGACGCGACTTGGTTTTGGGCGGATGAAGCGGCGCTCATGGGCCACATGGCGTGGGACATCCTGCTCGGCTGTTTGCGCCAAGTCCACATATGGGACGGCCTGCCGTACAACCACATGGGTTGGGCTACGAGCACGCCGCGCGGTTTCACGTTCTTGTGGGAGCTGTTCGAGAAGACAGGGCACCCTCTTGAGAACAACTACATCATATCGAGCGCCAGGGACAACCCGTGGTTGACGGACAAATTCATCCAGCGGCTCGTCAACAAATACACCGGCGCGTTCGCTCAACAAGAAATTGAAGGGCTCTGGACTGCGTTCGAGGGCTTGGTCTACCCCGAGTTCAACCCGGAAGTCCACGTCGTGAACATCTACGAGCCTCCGCACATCGAGCGTAAGTATTCCAAGATGCTCTATTTGCATGACTTCGGCCTGCACAACCCGATGGTTGTCCTCGCCTGCGGCGTGGACGGGGACGAGCGAATGTGGATTCTCGAAGAGGTGTATGCCGAGGATATGCTGGTCGAGGAGATGATCCAAGAACGCATTCGAATGGAAGAGAAGTGGGGCAAGGGCCAGGGCATTGCTGACCCGTCGAACCCCGAGGCGATCTACAGGCTGAACCGTGCCGGGTGTACGACGCGCAAGCCGCGCAACATCGCTGGTAAGATGCGCGGGTCGCTGGAGAAGGAGGGCGACGTCAACTACGGCGTGTCGCTTCTTCGAGGGCGGTTGAAGGTGCAGCGCGACGGGCGCCCGAGGCTGTTTGTCGACCGCCGCGCCGTCAACACCATTTCTGAGTTCCGGCAATACGTTTACGAAGAGAGCAAGGAAGGCAGGCCGATCAAGGAGCGGCCGCTCAAGGTGAACGATCATTCGATGGATGCCGCGCGCTATGGAGCAATGGACTTGGACAGGGGAGCGCCGATGGAGCTTGTCGTGCTGGACGAGTTGGAAGCGGCGACGGGTTAATATATGGGGGGTTTATAAGTGCCGCTGATGGGGCGCCAGCGTGTAGTGTTGGGCGCGGCCTTGGCCAGCCTGTTCGTGGCAATCGTTTTGGTTGAGGCACCACAGCAGGCTCCCATCGTTTCTCTCCGCGCGACGTACGACGGCACGACGGCTTGCGTCCAGGGACTGGACGCTGATGGCCGGGCGCGCGTGTTTTCGGCTGCGAACTTCAACCTCTCGTTCTTTGATCAGAACAATAGCGGGCTCGGGGGCACGGGTTACGAAGAGGTGAAGCCCGAGCACTTCACTGGATTATCCCTTTGCACAAGTCTGACATTCGGCAAGCGCACGGCTGTGAGGTTTGAAGTCAAAGGCTTGGTCGAGGGAGTGCTGATGGAGGCGAAGTCATGAACGGCCCGTTGACAATCGACAGGATCATCCACGTCAAGGATTGGGAGACTTGTCTTCCAGCCATCGTCACGAGCGTGGGTGACAAGCACATCACCGCCACGATCTTCGGGCCGCTCCACACGGCGTTGAGTGGGCGCATCAAGCACGGGTTTGAGAATGATGACTGGCACTGGCCGAATGAATGTGCTGGGGAAGCGCCCGCACCGACTCAGGCGAGCCCTGAGTCGAGCAAGGTGGTACGCTAATGCGATTCTCGAACCATTACGAAGTCAAGCGGGCGATGGGTCTTCCAGCGCCGCATATGTGGTTCTGTATTCCTTGCAAGAAGAAAGTGCCAGAGATTCATGAACATGATGCTGAAGGGCTCATACGAATCGAAGAACAGGAAAAAGAGTTTCCTCTCACTTACATGGAAGATAGAAAGAAAGAGATGGAGGTGCGGTTTGCCCATCATTGAACCCCGCAAGACGAGCCACCTCCAGTACGACGACCACCCACTCGGCAAAGTCAGCCGCGTGGCTTTCAACACCGAGCGCCAATTCCCCATCCGGTGCCCTCGTTGCAGCCTGTTGATGAGCGCGGACTTCAGCCTTGAGCAGAAGTGCCCCAACTGCAGCGCTTTTCTCTCGCGGCAGGAATTTGCAGACGCCAGCGTCGAGGCGTTCCACCGCAACGTCGTGGGCTCGGGCTGGACGCATGAAGCAGTCGAACTGCTGGATGGCAAGCCGTCCAGCGTGCTGCACAAGGGCACGACGCGCCCAGTCGGGCCGACAGCGCGCAAGATGACGGCGATTGGGATCCGCCAGGAGCGCGCGGCCATGCGTATGATCAGGGCCTTGCGCTCGGGGCATAGGGTACTCAAGCAACGACCGCGCGGGAGGCGAGTGGCTTGAACTGCCCATCCTGCAAGAATGACATGGGCCCCTTCCGCTTCGCCTCGAAGTTCAAGGCCTGCCCGAACTGCGGGCAAGTGGCTTGGCTCGATGAGTCGTTCGTCCCTCCAGTCGTGGTGAAAGCGCCGCACAACTTGCTGAAGGAGATTCCCATCGACAAGCTGAACGAATTGGAGCACGACCAGCTGATGGTCAAGGGGAGAACACGATGATCTCACAGCCGTGCTCGTATTGCACTCCAGGGCGTATTGCGCGCGGGCTGAAGCCCAACGAGTCGAACATGGTTCTCGACGGGCCTTACGATGGTAGTGAGGCGCGCATGACGAGGTTCATCTGCGCGCCATGCATCATCAAGGTGTTCGACATCGCGCTACGGCCCGAGGTGGTGGTGCCGTGACCGACGAGCCGCTCAAAAAGGGCCTCATCCGCAAGGATGAGGAATTCATCGCCAAGGGCGACAAGCCGCTGAAGAAGAACTTGCGGAGGCCATGAAATGGACGAAAGACTCGCCTACAACATCATGATGACTATGACCACGACCGTCGCGGCGTGGTTCGTCCACCCGTGGCTTGTCTTCGGCGTGGCTTCGTTCTGGGCCGCCAACTTCTACTACGCCCTTTACATCGAGCCCCTGCGTCACCCGCCTGAACCCGAAGCTGTGCTGACGGAAGAGCAGAAGATGGCGGCGGGCTTCACGACGATGATCACGCGCGAGTCCGACCGTGAGGTGGCGTGGAGGGCGCGCATGGAGCAAGAAATCGCAGAACTGAAGAAGGCGAGATGATGGTCAGCGACCCGGATAGACGAGACCGCTCCTTCACCGGAGAAGGCTTTGCGAGGCAAAGGCCGTGGAGCGAGAAGGAGCTGCGCGCCATGATCCGTCACGAAGTGACGATAGACATGGACAACAGGACGAAGAAGTTTCACGCCACGGTCGGTGCCCTCGTCCTCGAAGGCCCCGTCGCTTTCGAGGAGGTGGGCCAAGAAGTAAAGGCAAAAGTAGATTACACCGACATCGCCGCTTTCCTTTATCAGAATCTTGGCGCAGGCACCAAGATTCGCGTAACCGTCCAGCAGGTGGAAAACAATGGCAAGACCACTCATTAAGTTTGGATTGACCGGGGCGAGCGCCTCGCGCCCGCTGGCGCCGTACTACTACAGCTCTTACAGCGACCGCCCGGAAGTCATGGATCGCACCAGGCCCTGGCGCCACGAAGTCGACTTGGACGACCTCTACCTGATGATGATGGAGAATTCCAGTGTCCGCAAGTCCATTCAGACTCTGCGCGACTACTTTTTCAAGAAGGGCTACGAGTGGGAGCCGGAATACAGCAGGCAGTGCAACGCCTGTGGGCACAAGCATGATGCTGAATCCGAGCCGGACGTTTGCGAGAAATGCGGCATGGGTGACCCGCAGGGCATCGGCCTCGTCTGGTACACCGACCCCGACGAGAACGTCATCGAAGAATGCGAAGCGTTTTTCAAGCAGGTCGACCGCAACGGCCACAGCCTGATCGACGCGCTGAAGATTTACAACGACCACCTCGAAATTGCCGACGACAGCTTCGCGGTTGTCCTTCAAGAATACAAGTTGAACCCTGAGACGGGTTTGATCGAAGAGCGCAAGGTCAAGGAGATGTTCATCGCAGACCCGCGCAATTTCAAAGCCGTGCAGGATCCGCGCACCCACATCCCCGGCGGGCGTTACTTCATTTGTTTGCGTCATCGGCCCACTTCGATTCGCCTGCGCCCCTACAACTACATCCAGGCTGGAGTCGGCGGCGCTGGATCGTCCGGCATTGTAGGAGGGGCCGCCCGCGAACAGCCGGGCTTCTGCGACTACAGCGACGAGAACGGGCGGTGCGGCATGAAGCTGCGCGACGTCTGGTACGTCAGCCACGAGATCGGCTCGAAGGACACGCCAGTCGAGTTTTTCATCGGGCCGGACATCGACACGCCAGGCGAAGTCATCCACGGCTCGAAGTATTCGCAGTCGTACCTTTATGGCTTGCCGCCAGGCATCGCGTCCTACAACATCGCGCGCACCCAGGTCTTCATGGAAACCTACGTACGTAGATGGTACGAAGAAGGGCGAATCCCCCGCGCCATCTTGTGGATCCCGACGCGCGCCGCAGATCAGATCAGGCCTGTGCTGAAAGAAGCGGAAGACCGCAACGTTACCGCTGGCGGCACCTATATGCCCAAGATCGCCTACGACCCAGGAGACAGCGGCGGTCGAGTTCCCGTCACGGTCACTGAACTTTCCAAGCCTCCGCCGGAGCTGGGGATGATGGAGACGCACGCGTACTTCACGAAGCGCATCGCGGCCAATTGGGGCGTGGCCCCAATCATCCACGGCATCACGGACGCGGCTGGCCTGCAGAACCAGGGGCCGACACAGTGGCAAGTCACGCAGCTTGCCGCCGAGATCGGCCAGGCGCACTTCAATGACTTCTTCTTCCCACGCCTGCTGGAGATCATGGGCAAGAAGGGTTGGAAACTCAAGCTCAAGGAGGTGGAGGAGAAGAACGAGATGATGGAATGGCAAGTGAAACTTGCCGAAGCCCAATACGCCCAAATGATGCAGATGTTGGGCTTCCCCGCGATTGCGCGGGACAACGAAGGGCACTTCGAGTTCCCAGATGAGCCTCAGCCCATGATGATGCCAGGCATGATGGGTGGAATGCCTCCAGGCGGTGGAGGCGGAGGCCCTCCGCCTGGCGAGGAACCTCCGCCCGAAGAAGAGGAGCCGCCCTATGAGCGTCGTTGATTCGCTCAACGCTTACAGGCGTTGGATGGACTTCAAAGGCGACGACATCGAGCGCAACGCGCTGTTTATAGAGTGGGCTGACGCGAATCGCGTCATGTTCAAAGGGCGTGCGTCCGAGCAGGATAAGATGTCCGCTTTGCTAAAGCGAATCCTCGAAGAAGAAATCGAGAAGGTCGCGGGCAAGCGCGAACCCACCAAGGAAGAACTGGAGCTGGCGCTTAACCGCGCTGCCGAGCGGATAGGCGAAGAACTCGTTGCTGGCTTCCGCGAGCAAGCGCGGAAGGCATACGAGAAGGGTTTGAAGCAGGTCGGCCGCGACCTGGCTTATCCGTTCAAGATGGGTGGCGTGCATGAGGGCGCGCTCAAGACCCTGATTGAGGGGAAGGGCGTGGCAGAATCATTTGCGGGATTCAGTAAAACGATTTCCACGCGCTTCAACGAAATCGTGGCTGAAGCCTTCCGCGCTGGGGCGCCAGCGTCGGGGCCGATTGTCCTCCGCATGATTGACGAGGTGGGTTGGGAGCGGCGCAAGTCCCTGGAGAGGATCGCCCGGACGGAAACATGGAAGGTGTGGGAAACTTCTCGCATGAACGCCTATGAGGAGTTCGAGCGCGAGACTGACGAGAAGCTGCTCTATCGTTTTGGTCGTGACTTGAAGGACAAGAAACAGTGCAAAATCTGCACGGAGATCATCCGGCGCACCGAGGACGGCGTGTCGCTTGAGGAACTCAAGCGAATTGTCATTGCCGTGTCCACGGACACGACATTCGGAGGGTCGCCAAAGTGGAACCCCACGCGAGATGGTGGTTTCCCTCTCAGCCACCCGAATTGTCGTCACGGCTTCTGGCGCACTGTCAGCAAGGAGATTCGAAAAGGTCGGAAGTACCCGCAGGAGATCGAAGAGCAGGTCGGCGCGTGGCAACAGTCTCCTGAAGGCGGCAATGTGCCCAACCTCCCACAGGTCATGGGCCGTCGCGCACTCCGCGAAGGTTTCTCGGGCGAGTCAAATCTGATCACGTCCGAAGAAGGCGATAAGATCGCGGGCGCTATGTCGTGGAACGAGGTTCAGCACCCGAAGCACGGGCGCGCGATCCACATCAACCACTTGGGCGCTGACCGTGGCAAGGGTCACGGCAAGAAGCTGATGCAGCAGGTCGCGCAAGAATCCGTCGACCGCGACGTGCCGATCATCCTCGAACCGACCGACGAGGCCGAGAAGTTCTATCAGCACCTTGGGTTTGAGTGGGATCGCGACCCCGACAAGGGCGACGTCATGATGTTGCACCCCTACAGAGCGAGGACGTTGCTGAGGGCGCTACGGCTGTCGGAGCCGGATACTGACTACTTGATGAAGTTGTCGCACGGGGTGGGACGCTACTGCGACATCCCCGGCCATTGTTTCGCGAGTCCTCAAGGACTCGCGGGCCATGCGGCGCAGACTGGACACCCGGTGCCCGCGAAACAGGTGGGTGAAAGCTCAATACTTTCAGCGTATGATCCCGAGTTCAGGATAACAGCAGATATGCGGGGCCCTATCGCTCCGCCCCCACGCACACCCGAGCAGAAGAAACCAAAGAGCGAGCTTGAGACCGCCGTGAAGACGCGGATCGAGACTGACCTTGAGTCGTTCAGGGATAAGTTCAACGACGGGCTTCAAATGGCAGTGGAGTATCAAATCCGTGGAGGATTAGATGCTGAGCGTACTCCTGAACAGACCAAAGAGGATATGATCGAGGCTGCTGAGGAGGTTGCTAACGACGCCAACAAGAAAGGTTACACGTACTCCTGGGAGACGTTCATGGATAAGGTCACGCCGTCCAGCGGCCCGAACAAATGGAAGGACGAGCGTCACATCGTTGAGGACAAAACCCACAACCTCTACAAAGAATGGGCGCACAGCAACGAGACGCCAAGGGCGTTTCCGCTTTGGGCCTGGGCCGCGTTGAAGTTTCAGAACCCGCACATCCCCGAGACGGTCATCGTCGGGAAGAGGACGAATCCGAGCATGGAAACGTTTGCCGATATCGAGGCGTCCGTCCAGCGCGTGCAGGGGCTGGTGCGGAAGATCGACCCGACGTACAATCCAGAGACGGACACGATCACGGTCTACCGTGGGATCAAGGGCGCCACTGGAAAAGCCATCGGGAAGCATATCGCCAAAGGAGATGAAGAAGACGCGCTCATCGATCATCGGACGCTTGAGTCGTGGACTGCATCACCTCGGGTCGCGAAAAATTTCATGGAAGAGGGTGGCGGAGAGGAGCACGGCGTAATGATAAATGCCAGCATCCCGGTCTCTTCGGTTGTCGGCGCGTTCTATGCTGACGAATCTCTCTACGGCGGCGAAGCCGAATACATTGTGGCCACGCCGCACGGATCGGCGTATTATAAACGGGATGATTTTTTGTTCGGTTCAGCGGAACTTCATGACGAGCAAGCGATTGCGGACACAGCGTGGAGCGCGGTCGTGGAACGGTTGTCTGGGTTCCGCGTCGAGAAGATTGGACGACAGGAGGAAGAAGATGACCAAGAAGCGCTTTGACTTCCGCAAGAAGCCAGAAGATTGGAACTGGCTCCAGCATTCAAGGAAGAAGCAGAAGTAAGCGCCATACCTTAAATATGGGTTCTTCCCACCCCATGCTCTCGATCAGCACTGCGACTCATATCCAAATCCGGCAGGGACTTCATCATCGCTGGCCCCGCAAGCGTGGCCGTCGTTGACAGAGAGGGCGACTTGATTACAGGCGCCGCTCTCAAGGCTGGCCTGCCTCAACTCCTTCTTCGTGGGAGGCTAAGCCTCCAGCACGGGGACATCCTCGTTGGAGAAATTCTGAAGGGCTGGGGGCCGTATGCAACTTCTGTTCGACCAGTGGTCGAACAGGACATGGCCGAGTACCCGCACCTCGCCAAAGGCGGCGTGAAGCCAGGCGACGAGATGCTGTTCGTCGTCGGCAAGATTTACGACGACACGGACTTCAGCCTCAAGGTCAGGGCGGAAATTGAGAAAGGCGAATTGAACTCGTTCTCGATCTCTGGGCAGTCGCGCGTGGAAAACAAGACCAACGTGTGCGACTCGTTCACCTGCAAGATCGTGAATCAAATCGACGCGGTGGATTTGTCTGCTGTAACGGTTTGCAAAACGGGGATGAACCAGGGCGCCGCATTCAAGGTTGTGGCTAAGTCGTTCGAGGACAGGTTGGAGAAAGTCCGGGTCGTCCGACCGGAAGATATCGTCGTCGGATACAGGTCGAACCACACGGAAGGCCCGCCAGACCCCAACATTCTGAATCCAATCGAAGAGGGTTTGTATCCTCCAGACGAGGAAGCGGACTCCGCTTATGATCAGTGGAGGCACCCATCCGAAGCAGAATATTCCGACTACAGTTTCGCAAACCCGCCAGGGCCAATCGGCGTCATCGAAGGCGAAGACAACAAGAATCAAACCGTTCGTCAGTTCAGGCAGGATTACATGAAACGGTCAGCGGACGAGAGGATCGCGATGCTGGAGAAGGCAATGGTGCCACCGAACCGACCGGATGATGACGACGAGGCTCGTCGGGTCAAAGATACTCTTGACTTGTTTGCGCATCCGGATGAGAACATCCCTATCGAGAGGTATCCTGAATACAATCGACCCGAGCAGCCCGGACACTCCGTCGCAACAAATAGGAACGTGGCTGATGAGATGGCTCGTCCACTCGACACTAATTGGACTTCTGCTGGAAGAACGAACGTTGATGCGGCTCGTGGCACTCAGAACTTCCGCCAGCGATACTTGACGCGCGGGCCTAAGCGGCGCCAAGTTTCTCCGAAGCAAGAATCCATGATCCGACACTTCGAACGCCTGGGCTACGAACCAGTCCCTGCCTCGGCGCGAGATTGGGAACGACTGGAAGCACCTCACGCCGAAGGAAGTGTGCCCAAATGGGCGAGACGACGCGGAGAGAAGATGTTGTCACCCGAAGCCCGCCTCGCGTTCCTCGAAAAGCGCGGCCCGTCCTGGGTTTCAGAACGTGACCCGGACAAGTTCGGGCGCGCGGCCTACACTCCTTACGAGCAGCAGGAACGAGCTCGCGGCGCGGTGGAGGGCGCTGAATACCCAACAATGGCGCAGGGCCGAGACAAAAAAGGACGCCCCGTGGGAGACCTCCAACAGGTGGGGTCGCACACGCCCATCCCCAATAAGACGGGTTTGCGCGAGCGCGCGGCGTGGAGGACTCGTATCGACCCGGTCAGCGGCTCCGCGCGCCACCCGGAAGAAATGCCAGCTGGTTCTATGGATCAGCTCCAGAGCAACCCGCTTGAGCGCGGACGCCTCGGCGGACGCGGCGGCGGCATGAAGATTAACACGATGCGGCAGCAGAAGGGGCCTTCACGTCGGAAACGACAGCAGATGTGGACGCCTCGCTCAGGCGGCGGCGGAGCGCGCAACATAGAGACGGGCGAAGAGCGCATGGGCGTCGACCCGGATGAGATGGAGGCCATCGAGCGGCGTGGGAGAGTGTATCACGGGTGGCCGAGGAAGGCGGCTCCCGATCCGACAAACCCAAAGGATTGGATAAGATTCGCCAGTCAGCCTGAGCAGTCCGAGCCGCGTTCAGACATCCAGTTCAACAGGGCAACTGGCCTTGGTGACGAGATGTGGGACATTTATGACCGTGGCGGAATGCTCCTCCCCGAAGCAACACACCGTGCGGCGAGGGAGGCTGGCAAGGAACCGTCTTTCGTGCTTGGCGAAACCGGACAAGGCGCCGTGCCACTCGGCGCCGTCATGGATTCCAACGCGGCTTTTCCTGCTCTGGATGAGTTCCGCCAGCGCCACCTACAACGGTCACTCGACTGCGGCTGTGGCCACGGCGTGCGGTGCTGCAAGAGCAAGGCGATGGGTTTTGAGGCGCGGCTTCGGGTGCTGGAGAAGTCCCTCGACCTCTACGAGATCGACCCCACTGCGGCGGAGGAAATCAAGCAGGCAGTCCTCAACACGCCTTGGGCGCGCGGCAACCCGAACCTGGCGCAGTTCGTCGTCAGCGAACTGATGGACGTCGCGGCTGAAGCGACGGAGATGGAGCAAGCACAACCTATGGAACAACCCTTTGAGGCTCTGGGCGAGCCCGGTGCTGACCAAGCGATTGACGAACTCCAAGGTGAGGACTTCACAATGGGTGACGTTGAGGACGAGATGTATCCCCCACAGCGCAAGGGCCCTGTCCGCGATGCGGCGCGTGCGCTGACCCCGAGGAGCCAACCCCAGCAACAGCCAAAGCGCGACCCAAGGCTGATGGTGCCTGCGGGAATGGAGTATTCGCAATGGCCGGACGCGATGGAGTTCGACTTCCGCCCGATGGGTGGAAACAAGGTCAAGGGGCCCTATCGCCCCTCTTACGCGGGTCAGGACGACCCATCATCGCGTTCTCGGTCAGATCGAGTGGGCAACACTCCGTGGGACGATGGAAGCACAGACGCCAGAGTCGAGGGTGTCAACCTCGATCAAATTCATGAGTACCTTGCCGACCGCGATTCGATGCAGGCTGGTGGTTACATCCCACCTGGCAATCGTGGTGGAAAACTCGTTCAAGGCCGTGATCCACAAGCGGAACAGTTCGGTCAGCGCCATCTCACCCGTTCTTTTGACGAGCGCCTGGAGGCTTTGACATGAGTTGGGAACAGGAGTGGTTGCACAGCCTACAGAAGACCGGCGAATGGGTTCCTCACATGGGCACCCGTGGAGGCATGGGCGCCAAGAACATGAGGACAGGCGAAACCGTCTACGGGCCTGCGGCGCAGTCGCTGCTCCAGGGGGGCGGTGGGTCGAGGGGAGCCGTGACGTCGGTTCCAGACGAAGAGAAGGAAACGGACTCCCGTGGTCAGCCCTATGGCACCCAACGCGATCCTTTCGACAACGTCCGTGGAGGCGGAGGGCGCCCATCGGGTCAAGGTCGCTCCGTCGAGGACTACCTGGCCGAGCAAACCGGGGACGAATCGGAGTTGGATTTCCCCGAAGATGATCCACTCGCAGGCGGATTCGTAGAAAGCGACTTTCCGCCGGACACGGATGAAGAAGAACGCGAACCATCCACCGTCCTCGACCTCCAGATGGGCGGTGAACGCACTGAGGACATCCTGGCCGAAGCCGAATCCTACGGCGTGGACGTGTCCGACCTCCAGGCCGAGTACGCCAAGATGCAAGAGTCCGGCGATACTGAGTTCGCGCACGAACTTGAGGAAGACGCGATGGGCAGGCTCAGCGATGCCGGGTTCGAAAACGAGATCAACGAACAGGGCGCGTGGGTTGTGTATGAGCCACGGGGCGGACAGATGGAACAGAAAGGCCCAAAGCGTAAACCGGAAGCAGGAGATCATCTCGGAACTGGCTATTCCGACGCGGCGTCGACTGTTCCAGTCGGAAATCTTTCCAACCTCACAGCCGAAGAACGTTCTCCTTATGGTCACGGTGAGCGAAGTCCTGAGTACGTTGATCGTGTTTTGGCACAGGGTCGACGCAAGATGAAAGCGCACCCGATCAAGGACGGCGAAGAGATCAAGTTCCCCCTCGGCACGCCCAACAACCCGAAGGGCCCGACGATCCGTGTCGCGCACTCGGACAAAGGCCCGATGAAGAAGCCCAAGGAAGACGAGGTTTACTACGAGTACCCCGAGGGCAGCGACCGGGGAAAGGACAGCGCCAACGAAGAATCGAGCCGGGGCGAGCAGCCACGCGGGTTCTTCCAGCGTTCATTCGAGGAACGTCTCGCGTTTCTCGAAAAGGACAAGCTGAAGGAGCCAGGGCCGGATGGCCCAACTGCGAAGCGCGAGGACGAGCGCAAGAAAACTCCAGCTGAACGCATGGGTGAAGGCGCTCAGGACATCGGCCACACGCTGATTGGGGCTGGAACTCCAACGACAACGTCAGGCGCAGGCGCTCAAGCGGCTGCACACCAGGCGCTTGGCGCTGCCGGTTCACTTGTTTCTCTGAAGGAGAAGCAGATAGCTGCGGCTGTGGGCGGCATCGGTCAAGCCATCAAGAAGCCCATCGAGATGGCTGGCAACGTAGCTGGTCAGATGGCCAGCACTGCACAGGCTAACTCGTCGGAGCAGCAGAAGGGGCCTCGGCGCCACGCGCCGGACTGCCAGTGCGACGAATGCCGTGAGCAAGTCATCGAAGACGAAGACCTCATCACCAAACCAGGCCCAGGCCACAACCACGGCAAGAAGTTCGAGCGCCTGCTCTCTCACGTCAAGCAGAGGTTCAAGGACAAGCCGAGCGACTTTGGGTGGGCCGAGAGCGGCGACGAGGCGGCGCACAGGATTGCCTACAGCAAGCTCGGCAAGTCATACTGGACTGAATACAACGGCTACTGCTCTGGTTGCTTCGAGATGCAGAAGATGTTTGATGACGCCGTGATGTATTTCGAAGTCATGCAGAAGGCGCTGGAGCATGGAGTCATCCACGAGGGTGCGCTGACACCCCATGATTTCTACCTGTTCCAGCAAGAATACTCTCATCACATCACGAAGGAGGCGAAGTAAGTGGCAGACGAAGAGAAGAAGGAGGACAAGAAGACCTCCGAGGAGAAGGAGGAGGACAAAGAAGAGAAGAAAGAGTCCTCTGACGAGTCTTCGGAGAAGAAGTCCGCCGACAGGCTGAGGCACTACGAGGGTTTGGTCGAGAAGGCCGTCACCCTTGCGGAGAAGGCGGCGGCGGAGCGAGACGAAGTGTTGAAGGCCCTGCACCAGCGAGACGCGATGCTCAAGTCGGTATTCACCGACCTGAAGCGGCGCGGCATCGCGATCAAGGCAGTGCCTCCGGCACAGGGGACTGAGAGCGGCAACCTGGGCTCTGCGGACAACGCTGAGATGGGCAAGGCGCCAAACACGCCAAGCCCGCAGGCGTCGACCAAGGGCAGTGCAGGCGGATTCACGCTCGGGACGGAGGGCTCCTTCACGAAGAAGAGCCTGGACGAGTTCTTCGGCAAGGCCGAAGAGAAGATCCAGAAGGCCGTGGAGGACAAGCTCAAGGTGCAGGCAGAAGAGATCAAGAAAGCCCAGGAGGAACTGGTCAAGAAGACCATCCCCGAGGCGGTCTTGGCCATGACGCCGTACCCGGCTGGGTTCACGCAGGAGCAGATGAGCTACCACAAGAACCCGAGGCTCGCCGTCGAGAAAGCAATCGAGTTCGACCGGAAGCAGACCGGGCCGGGCGCGGACGGGTGGATCCCACCCTCGCAGGATCAGTCCTACGAGACGTTCCGCTTCATCGACAAGATGTTCAACGGAGGGAGTTAGATGCCGCCATTAATCACCAACATCGGAGAGATGGTGGAGTGGGCCTACAACCAACAGCACTACGTGCCGTTCTTGAAGGGCTACTTTGCCAAGACGGGCAACGTCGCCGGACACAGCGGGGCCATCAACCCGACGTACGGCGCCGTGGTCTACGACCACGTGAACCGCGAAGCGAACGGCCACGCCATCTTCAAGAAGGAGATGTGGGAGCGCAGCGGTTTCCGCGTGCTCACGACCAACCCCCCGACCAAGGGTTACGGCGGCGCAGACCCCGGCTCCATCGGAGCTGTTGTCGACCTCAGCCCCGATGAGCTCAGCACCATTCCTGGGTTCTTGCACACGCCGTTCGACCTGACGCTGGACGCGGGCTTCCGCAGCCAGCACGACGACGGGCTCGACCTGTGGTCGTGGAAGAAGGCGGCGGAGCGCGACGTCCACGTGCAGCTACTCAACGAAGAGCTGCTCAAGAATGCCGAGTCAGAATCGGTCACGCTGGACACCAACAACACCACGGACGCCAAGAACGACGCGAACGGGACGGGCAAGGGCATGGAAACCATCGACCGCTTGTATTCCTCGGATGCCGAGGAAGACGCGATTGCGGCGGTTGGAACCGGGCACTTTGACGTGTACGAGGGTGCAATCGACCGCGACAGCGCCACGACGTACGACGCGCACGTCATCCGACCGGATGGTTCCAAACTCACGTTTGGAACCGACCTGCCGTTCCAGACCAAGGCGCTCGACAAGGCCATCAACTTCACAGAAGACGATGGCGGAGTCGCGAGCGCGCAGGTCTGGCTGACGGGCCGCGACACGCGCCAGGCTGTCTACGACGAGCTGAAGGCGCATGGGCGGTTCGACCTGTCGCAGGTGCAGGCGAAGCTGGACTACCAGGGGCTCAGCCAGACGGCTCTGCACCCCGGCAGGGACATCAGCTACACCACACGGGCGTACCAGATGAGGCCGTTTGTCGTGGACAAGAACGTCGCGGTGGACGGCATCGACCGGATCTACCTGCCTGACATGAGGAACATCCACATTCGCGTAGGGTTCCCGACCCTGTACGTGGAAGTGGACAACCCCGTGATCCGGCAGAAGTTCGACACGCAGGCGATCTTCCTGACGTGCGAGCAGATCTACGTGACGAGGTTCAACACGAGCGCCAAGATCAGGTCGATCTCCGCGTAGGCGGAGATGGAGGGAGAAAACCATGTACGTACGACTGACCGGAGGGAGGCCGGTTCTTGGCAGGTGGTCGCGCTCCGGCGCGACCTCCAATTTCCTGCCTCCCGAAAGGGACAAGGCGGGGAAGATCACCAAGGACTCGGTCTACTTCGTCCACGACGACGCCTGGAGCCCTGCGGAAAAAGACGTTTTCCTCGGGCCGATGGAGTCCGAGGTGGACGCCGTGGAGAGGAACGAGAAGGGAAATGCCGTTCTGAAGAGCGGCAAGCCCATTCCCATCCTCGGGGCTGACGGCAAGCAACGCAAGGAGTGGGTGCCGGACGCGAAGAACGGGAGGCGCAATGGCGGCGTGTTCGAAGTTGTGCCCGACGCAGAAGTCTCTGCGGCGGAGCGCAAGTCGAAAGAAGCCAAAGCCGTCGCAATCGCGGCGAAGGTGAAGGCCGGGAAGCTCCCAGCGGACGCCCTGACGGACTACAGGGCGTTCTTGCCGAAGGGGGTGGTGTAGAGCATGGCCCTGACCTACACCCTGACTGAAATCTTGCCGCGCAAGCTGGTCGGAACCGAGTGGGAGAAGGAGTGGCAGATCGACATCACGGAGTACGCCACGAACGGCGTGCCCTTGACGCCAGCCCTGCTCGGCTTCTCCCGCCTAACCGACGTGCGCGTCGAGATGGAAGAGAAGGCGTACGTGCCGAAGATGACGGGGAGCCTCACGGCACCAGTCCTGACGGTGTACGCCCAGACTCCATCGACCACGACGGCCGGAGTGCTCGTCCTCGATGAGCCGGGCGCGGTGGATGTCGGAACCTTCCGGATCCACGCGAAGGGGCGGATCTGAGTGTTGAGAACAATTTCCTCCGGGGCGAAAGCCCCGGAGATTTCCATTCATCTGCGCCCCGACTCCATCGTCACGGAGACCGGCCAGCGCCTGCGGTTCGCTGAAATCGAGGTGAAGAACCTCGACCAAGGCGACCCTGTCATTCCAATCTCCTTGGGTGAGCTGGGTATGCGCCGTATCTACAGCATCCGACCTCAGCCAATCGGAGAAGTGTTCGGCGTGGCTTGGGACGGCGACACTCAGCACCCGGCTCTCATCGTGGACATCTTGGACGCGGCGCGTCCATTCAAGATATGGATTGAAGTTTGGGGGCTTTAGATGGCTCGAAACTCGTACGGGAATTGGGCGCTTGCGGCTCCAAACAAGCAGTCTCGCTCTCCCGAGGATTGGGAGTCTGTCTCAGCCTTCCACGACAACGACGCCAAGGTTGCGCCGACCGCCAACACCTACTATGCCGTGACAAGCGCCAACCAGAAGGCTGTCCCACTCTCCGGGGATGAGCTGGCTATCCTCGCTGGAGTCAAGGTTGCGACGACCGTCGCAACCATTACGTTCGAGATCGAAGGCACGCCCTATGAAGACCTGACCAGCGCGCAGTGGGCTGTCCTTGGCTACGTGGATGTGACGCCCGACGCCATCGACACTCTGAAAAAGGTCATTGGCATCCTGCCGTGCAGGGGCTTGGCGTACGCCAGATTCAGCAGGTTCAAATCCACAGGGACGGGCAATCTGTCCGCCATCAACGCGATCCTCGGTGTAACGCAAGGGTACGTGTGAGTTGGTCGGTATGTATGTCGAGAAAAAGCCCTGACGGTCTGCTGATCGTCACGACATTTGCGTTCCTCTTCTACAGCGATAGCGCCGTCTTCAATGGCCGTTTCAACCCGTGGTCAACACGACGCTTTGCTCGCGAGACCGCGCGAGAGGTTGAAGAGTTCCGGCGCAAGCGTGTTTTGCGTCAGTTCAACATCGGCCCAGGACAAGTCGTCAGATGGCGCAGGGGCGGCGGGATGACCATACGCCCCCGGCTGAAGGTCAGAATCCTGGCGTGGGCTGGCAAGCTCAAGTCTCGTGCCGAAAAGTGGGACTGGCTCTTGATCGGAGGCGTTACGGTTGGGCTGATTCTCCTTCTCGTCTATGGTTTCGACCTACACAACCCGCTCACGCTTGCGCCGTTCGGCCTTACGAGATATTGGGTGCAGGTCGGTGACAGCGGCAACGGCGTTTGGTCAGACGTAGGACATTGGTCTGCATCCAGCGGGGGGGCTGGAGGGCAGACAGTCCCCATCGCTGGAGACGCTGTGATATTCGACTCCCTCAGCACGGACATCGGTGACCTTGTGATCATCGACCAAGCCGCGCCATTCGCCACGCTCGTCACGACAGGGGCTCCCGCGTTCACGTTGGATTGCGACATTTACACGATCACGCACAGCGGGGCGGTGACAATCGCTTCGGGTACGACGGCAATCTTCAGCAGCGGCGGGACGTGGGTGGCGAACGGAACGCTTACGATCGGGGGTTCGTTCGGGAGCAATACCGCATGGACGTTCGACCAGAATGCGGCGCTGACGGTTGCGAGCGGCGGCACGTTCAACGCGCCGAACGCGAGTGGGTCGTGGCTCTGCGGCTCCGACTGTAATTTCCAGAGTGGGCACACGTTCAATCATAATTCTGGAACTGTAACGATTGACACGAATAATCAGACGCTCCAACAGAGCAATGTCGACATCACCTTCTACAACATCAACAAAACCGCCGCTGGCGCCAATTCCTACTTAGCATATGTCGCCTCGGCAACCCTGACCGTTACGATCGAAGGAAACCTGACGAACGCGGGAACCATCCAATTACTCGGGACGCCCGGAGCGGCCTCCATCAGCGCCTCAATAGTGTTCGGGACGGCGTTAGCATCCTCCACGATCACGAACAACGGCGCGATCGGGTGGAGCAATACCGCAGGCCACACTATGACAGTTCGAGCCGCCAGTGCATCATTCCCATTTACATTCGTCGGAACTGCTCCAACTATGGACGTGAACGGCACCGTTACATTACAGAGCGGGGAGATTACGCCAGCAATTACAACCGGGGCAACCAACGCTCTTACGATGATCGCAAAGTCCATGACATTCGTCGGCGCGCTCACCGTCTCCAGCGGCGACACGTGGAAATCCATCTCCTCGACCTACCAAGGTGCGATCACCGCAACGGGCACGTTCGCTTCTTGCAACCACAATCTCGACGGCTCGTACGTCTACGGCAAGGCCGGGCAGATCAAGCTCAGCACCTTGAATGACCCGCAGTATTGTCCGAAGCTCAACAGCGCAATCTATGTTCTGAACGGCGAGCTGTACGTCGACCGTGGGTCTTACAACGAAACAATCGACCTCAACGGGGCGGTGCTCGTTTACAACCTGCGCGATGCCGCGTGCAATGAGGCAAGCGCGAACGGCCCGTTCTTCGCGGACGGCCTGCGCGTGATCATGCCCAAGGGGTGGAGTCGCCAGGGACTTGGGATTTATGGCGGCACGAGGAAGCGCGTTGTGTTCCGCTGCGTATTCGGCTACGGCTTCGAGGGCGAGACGGCTGGCGCGAACCCGGCCTTGGGGACGACGCTGGAAGGGGCGGGCGGGGGAGCGATTGATGTGTCCGCAAGCAACCCAGAGACGGGGTTGAACTCGTTGGATATCAATGAGCCAGCGGCGGCGACCGGCATTACGAGTTGGACTTCCCCAACGTTCTCACCCACGATTGTTCGGGGAATATTTCGCGTCTCCGTCTATACGCATAGTTCGATGGCCGTGGCGTCCGCAATTGAAGGCGTGTTTCTAATTCTCTCCAACGGCGCACCAGGGGCTTCGTCCATCGGCCCGGAACCGACTTTCCGAACGACGGATGGAGGTACGACCTTCCGCATTCAGGAGGTTCAGAATGGCGCGGTCTTTGTGAATTTCGATACGCCTCTCGCATACGTCGGGAGCACACGATACGACTTCGTGATCGGGTTTGATTGCGCTTCGGATATCTACTCAATTGCGATCAATGGCGTCGTGCGGGATGCCGATGCGCCATTCCGAGATCCTCAGACAGTGATCGACAGGTTCACCGCTTATTTTGACCATACGAATGACGGCCGGCTCCTCTTCGACAACATCATCGTCTGCAACCTCGACACGGATACTCCGGCCAAAGCCCGCTCGGGCGGCTTCATCAAGGGCACGTATATGCCCCTACAGTTGATCCACGGGGTGACGGCATGAGATCAGTCTACTGCACCCCAAACGACGTGTCCAACTTCTTGCTCCTCCAGCAAGCAATCGACGCGAACAGCCCGGTCTCGGAAGCGACCCTCGATTCTCTCATCGTCCAAGTCGAGGGCGACTTCGAGCGCCGCACAGGGCGCGCGTACAAGCCCGTGTTTCACACCGAAGAGGTGCATGACCTCGAAAGCCTGCGCAGCAGGCATAAGGAGTTGTTTGACTTCGTGACTGTCCCCCGTCCAACGGGGACAATTTACAAACCGATCTTGCCGCTGACCACGACCCGTGGTCACAAACTGGAGATTTACGAGGGGAGCGAGTTAAGTGGCGTCTGGAGTGAATGGCTCAGCACCAAGACGCAGGGCCGTGACAAGGACTATTGGGTGGATGAAGAGCAGGGCATCATCTACATTCGCAAGACCTTCATCCCGCGTCGAGCTTCGCTCTTGAGGATCACCTACGAGCACGGATTCTTGCCCACGCAGGTGAACGACGTCGCAGGACTGACTGTCGGCGCCACGACCGTGACCGTGGACAGCACGAAAAAGTACGGATTCGAAGGCTGGATTCGCATCGGCAAGGAATACATCGGCTACAGCGGCAAAACAACCACAACCTTCACTGGCTGTGAGCGCGGCATCTTCAATACTGAGGCTGCGGCTCACGCCGACGATTCCAAGGTCTTCCAAGTGGACGACTACGTGCGTCACCTCGTCATCAAACGTGCCGCCGCCATGTTCCTCGAAAACGAGCCCTTCATCGCAGTGTCCGGCGAAGGTGGACAAGGGATCGACCGCAATGCGGCTGTCCAGCGCTGGAACGAAGAATGGAATCGCGAGGTGCCCAACACCTTCCAGAGGTTCGTGCTCTTATGACGACCGACCCCGCCGCAATGGTTCTGTTGAAGGAGGGCTTGACCAGCTTCGATGCCGCGAAGATGATCAAGGACTTGCTCGACAAGAATTGGGACACTGAAGTGTCCTCCAAGCCAAAGTTGTGGTACGCCGAGGATTCGAAGTTCGTCACATTCCGTTCGGGCGACCAAGTGGTCATCTACATCGTCAGCGAGAAGGAGGATCCTGTCACCATCGGCTATGACTTCGTGAACCACACGGCGGTCGTCACGCTGGATTTCTATACCACGAACGGCACGCGCGAGCACCTCGTCAAGCTGATCGAGGAGGCCCGCAGGATCATACTTGCACACCGCGTGGACAGCCTGGGGACGGACACCAACATCAGCGGGCGCGTCTGGATGAAGTGGGGAGTGCGGATTGCTTCGTTCGACAAGACGACCAAGATGTTCCGGCGCCGGGCTATCGATATCGAGATCAACTGGCGCTTCCGCGAGGTGGTCGCATGAACCAGTACGCCGTGGGCGCCACGGTACAGATCATCATCAGGACGCGCGAGCGCCTGGAGGACACGACGGACGGCGACTACCTCGATATGCAAGGGTCGAGCGTGACGGTCTACGACCCATCCGGAGTCGTTGTTGCCGCGTCTGCAACAACGTCTTACAAGGCTCTCGGGGAACTGCTTTGGCGCTGGATCACAACGGGCCTCGCCAAGGGCACGTACAGGCTCAGCATCGAGACCATCGTCGCCGGGAGCGGCGAGAAGGCTCTAACAGAAGAGGAGGTTCAACTTGTCTGAAAAAATTGTGCTGGCTGTGGCGGACTTCACGGTTGTTGAGGGCGACTCGTCTTACCCAGGCGAGATGCAGCCAGGCGGCGGTCTTTTAATAGGCGACTACACTGAAGTCAACGTGGAAGTTCTGGTGGAGGGCGAGTAAATGGTTTACGCGGCGGTGACAGCCAAGTTTCCGGGGACGTTCGTGGACGCCGACATCGGCGTCTACACAAATGTAGAGGCTTCGCCTCTGACGACTGCAGTGGTGGCTGGCACCGTGTCGTTCGTCGTCAACGATGGCACGAAATTCCTTGTCAATATGTACGTCGCTCTCCGGTCGGTAAACGGATACGAAGTTGTGCTGATCACCGCCATCAACTCCAACACACTCACCGTGACGAGGGCGCGAGATGGGACAACAGCCGTGGCCCACCCAGTTGGCACGGCGGTTAGAGCTGTGGCTCCGGCGCTGTTTTTCAATCAGGTTCGAGTCGAACTCCAGGCCATCGAGGATGCCTTGGGCGGCTCGGGCCTGGACGAGGACTTGATACTCGAAGCTGGCGTGGCCCTGGTCGGAGACCAGCTCAAGGACTCGCCTGGAGTGGTACTCCGGGGAAAGTATTGGAACGGTTCGGCCTCGGCAGACTACGACGCTCGCGTGTACCACGATTTGTTGACCACAGGGCCCACGTCTCAGTTGCGATGGACGTTCGGAGGCACTGACAAGATGCTTTTGAGCAGTGGTGGAGTGCTGTCGGTGGACACCTTGCAGGTGCTGACGGCTTCTGGTTCTTTGACCATCAAGAACCAAGGTGGGACAGCGCGCGCCACGTTGTCTGACGTCGGTGTGCTCGAAGTCACTACCAGCATCAGCACGCCGATTGTCCGAGGCGTCACAGGAAGTGCCATCACCCTTGGGGGGACTGCCGCAGGCGTGACGGCATCGCAGGTACGATTATACAGCCCCGACGATACAGACTTCTTGGCGATTTTGAATGGAGGGCACCAGTTTTTCACTGCCAGTGTTTCCCGTGTCAACATTGGAGACTCGTCAGTGGCTATTAACAACGCCACGCCGCTGGTATTCAACTCCGGGGCTGACGTGACCGAGCAGTCGCGCTTCACCCCGTCCGTCGGCGCGACTACCTGGCTCGCGGCCTCCGGCTCGGACATCATCATCCAGAACGACCAGGCCAACAACGCAATCGTCATCAACGACGGCGTGAACGGGAGCGTACAAATCAACCGCGACGGGTCTGGAACGGCGTACCTCGGCGGGGGCGCTAACGACCGCATCGGCATCGACACGGCGATCCGCCTGGAAATGGGCCTCGCGCACCTTTACGTCGTCTCATCGGCCTCGTTCCAATTCCGAGGTGGATACCCGGCAATTTTCTACTCCGACGCCGGTGTGACCGAGCAATCCCGCATCACCCCGACCGCCGGGGTAACGACTTGGCTCGCCTCGCTCGCGACGGACATCGTGATCGACACGGCCACCGGCGCCATCGCGGTCGGCTCGGCGACACTCGGGGCCGACGGGAGCGCGAGGCTCACCAGCCCCGATGGGACAGACTTCTACCATGCGGAGAACGGCATCTTGGACATCATCATGAACAACGTTAACACCCTCCGTCTCACGGACTCCGTCGTTTCAATTAACAATGCTCGCCCGCTCGTGTTCTACAGCGGCAACGTCGTAACCGAGGAATCCCGCTTCACCATCGCGGTCGGTAGCACGACGTGGGCAGGTGCGAGCAACTCGAACATGATCATTCGCACGGCGGGGAATGCCTCACTCGATCTCGGGCTCGCAGTTTCCAGTGTAAATGGAACCGAACTCCGTGCGGGTATGTCAACGACGACCTTCATGATCGGTCAGACGACGCTAATCGGGTTCAATGTCTCGGGCAATAGTTTGATTGTTACCGCGACCGAAAACCAAATCCGAAATGCTCGTCCTCTCGTCTTCTACTCGGGCGACGGCACGGATGAACGCTTTCACCTCAACACGACGGAAATTCTTTATGCCCCGGCTGTCGCGATTGCCGCGACACTGAACGACTCTCCCAACTTCACGCTCAGGATCAGCAACCACACCGGCGTGGCAAACGAGACGTTCGACGCCGCGCAAATCTATGAAGACCTCGCCGGAGGCGGGACAGCCGACGTGGACACGCGAGTCGGATGGCGCCTGCGCGGAGTCCTCGGCTTCAGCATCATCCACGACGAGGGTGTGAACGCCTGCAAGATCCTCCTGCCACCGGCCGACCGCACAACGATGCCGGTCGTGGCGAGCGATGGTGCGATGATCTACGACTCCAACGTCCCCGCAGGCATTTATGCCTGCGTGGTGGGCGTCTGGACACAACTGTGAGGTGGAAAGATGGCGATCAAATACCAATGGCGGGACATCCTATTGTTGCAGGACGCCATAGGGGTGTCGATGACTCCCCCGGCGGCGTGGACTGAGATACTCAGCGCGTTCAAGGGTGCCAGGGCGCCTTTCGACCCAACTGCCATGCGCGGCGAGCAGATGAGGATGGTCGTCACAGGGGCTTTGAACCTGGCCCTGGCTGGCGCGGAGTTCCGCCTTGAAGACGAGGACAGCACGGTTTGGATCACCGCCACCAATTTCAACTACACGACCCCGACGGTTGTCAGGTCTACCTGGCAGACGATTCCGAGCATCAGCTCGGAGAAGGAGCTTGTGCCCAAGTTCTTTGGCGACAACGCCAAGATTTTCTCGATCTACGCCATCAGGTTGCAGGTAAGAGGGTGAGTACGTTGGAAATGACAGAAGATTTCAAGAAGGCGAAGAAGGCGCTTGAGATCGACTGCCGCGCGCAAGAAGTCGAGTGGCAATCGAGGAGCACCAGCTTCGCCCACAGGCAGAAGGATTGGGGCGAGAAGATTCAAGAAGCGAACAAGAAGATCGAGAAGGCCGAAACCAAGCTCAAGGGCATCGAGGAGTGGGCGGACACCGCCAAAGACCTCGGCCTGCCGGTGCTTCCCGAGAAAGTCGATTCGCGCAAGCTGAAGCTCGAAGCGGAAGTCGTGAAGCTGAAGGCTGAGCGAGACGAACTTGGGGGCCACGGGTCGCAGGAACTGCGCGTGTTCCGCGAGGCGATGGAGGAGGCCGAGGCTGTCTACAAGGGAGCCCGGCAGAAGCTCGATGGCCTGCTTGAGTACGAGGAGTCCTTGAAGGAGTAAATTGGATGCCCGTCGACAACATCACAGAAGTCATCAGCAACATCAAGTGCCCTACAGGGTACACGCTCAGTATGGACGAAATAGCCGATGGGCTGTTCCTCAAACGTGTTGGGAACGAGATTGTGGGGGTGGCTGGCGGTGGAGGCGGAGCCCCCACCGACGCCGAATACATCACCTACGCGGCGAACGCGGGCCTCAGCGCCGAGAAGGTGCTCGGCACCGACATCATCATGCTCGGCACGGCCGCCGCGCAACCCGCCGCCACTGCTGTTCCATCCGGGGCCGTTTACTACATTACGGACGCTGGCCAGCAGCGCTGGCAGAGGAGCAACGGCACAGCTTGGGCCGACACGGTCATCCATTGGGATCAAGTGCTCGGGAAGCCAGCGACGTTCGCGCCGAGCACTCACGCCGCTTCCCACCAGAACGGAGGAGGAGACGAAATCAGCGTGGCGGGTCTGTCCGGGGCGCTTGCGGATCCCCAGACTCCGTCGGCACACGCCCTTGGTGGCGCCGCCCACAGCGCAGACACACTCGCGAATCTGAACACCAAGATCAGCGACCTCATCGCGACTTATGGAGCAGTTCGAGACATTGGGATCGGCACGGCCGCACAGCGTCCGGCCGCCGCAGTGGCAAACCGTTTCTGGTTCGCCACCGACACCCTCGTCCTCTCGCGCGACAACGGTGCCGCATGGGAAATCGTCGTCGCGACTCCGGCCGCGCACAAGGCGACACATGAAAATGCAGGGGCCGACGAAATTTCGGTGGCGGGCCTTTCTGGGGCGCTCGCTGACGCTCAGACCCCCACGGCACACGCGGCGTCTCACCAGAACGCTGGCGCGGACGAAATCTCAGTCGCGGGCCTCTCGGGCGAGCTGGCGGACAACCAACCCCCAAAGGCCCACGTCCTTGACTCCGCGACACACACGATCTCGGGGAAAACCGCTGGGCAATTCCTCCGTCCTACGAGCGCCACCGCCTTCGCTTTCGAGGCGGTTCCGATAAGCCGCGGGGGCGTGATCTATATGTCTGCGGGCATCCCGAACGCCGCGCTCAACATCATCGCCTGGCGCGCGCCCTTTGCCTGCACCGTTACTGCGGTCAAAGGCTATCGAGTCGGCGGGACGGGTGCGACTGTGAACGCCCGGAGAAACGGCGCGTCGAGCCACCTCGCCTCTGCTCTTTCACTTGTCTCGGCAGATGCCTGGGCGGACGGTGGCGCCGTCCAAGATGCCGCCTATGCTGCGGGCGACAAACTTGAGATCATGGTTGTCACGACTGCGGGCGTGGTCACACAGCTCGCCATTCAGGTTGATTACACGAGGCCGTGAAAACATGGTAACGCGCGTTTACTTCCCGGAAACGGAGGCCGCTCCGGTTACGCCGCCCTCGCCGGGCGCGGAGTGGGAGCACAACAATGGCGTGACGCGCAAGCTCCTGAGGACTCCGGACGCATCAGCGCTCGCAACCACAGCCTACACTCCAGACGCCGCCGACCATCTTGTCAACCAAGATGCGATGCACCGGCAGTACGTAAGCGACAAACTGGACGCCCAGGCGCTGAGCGGGAATGTCAAGGCGCAACTCCAGTGCATCGAGGCGAACGCCGGGAACAACCTATTCCTCACATTCGTCGTCAAGGTGATCTCGGAGGACGGCACAACCGAGAGGGCAACCCTCCTGGCCATCACCCGAGACACAACGACCGAAATCGACAACTCACCGCTGACGAACCGCAACTTCCCAAGTACGGCGCTCACAAACTACACCTGCATCGCGGGCGACCGGCTGCTCATTGAGGTAGGCGTGGGGGGCCTGCCGACAGCGGCCGGTGGCACACAGGGCCACAACGGTAGCATCCGCTGGGGCTGCGACGCCAGTAGCGGCGACCTGCTGGAGAATGACACAGAAACAGGGACGACCTATCGCGGGTGGTTGGAGTTTTCCAACACCTTTACGTTCCAAGCCGCCGCAGATGAGAACGTGCTCTTGATCCAAGACGATATGGGGTGAACCAATGAGCAGGAACATTGACGAACTGATCGAGACGCCCATTTCAGAAGTCATGAAATGGGACAACAACGACTGGAAGGTCAACATCTGGCAGGTCGTGGCAGAGAACGTCCGAGGCTCAACGTACCTCAAGAAGAAGGTCGATAGCCACGAGTCCAGAATCAAATCCCTCGAAGGGACAGAGACGAGCGACCGCAAGTATGCCAAGTATTCACCTTGGGTAATCCTCATCGCCGGAATCAGCCTTGCGGCCATGAACTACATCGGGGGGACGGTTGTTTGACGTGGGTTGATTTCGCCAGTAACGCGGCCCTTGGCCTCACATTGTTAATCCTTGCGGCCACCCTTACGCGGCGAGCGAGGTTGAAAGAAACGCCAGCTGTCTTGGGAGCCATCGCTTCATCATTCTGCATCGGCGTGTTGGCCCTCGGACGGTCATTCGAGAGTTTTGGTCTTGAGCGAGAAAACAGCCTGTTCATCTCTCTCAGGATCATCGCCATCGCCGGAATCATCCAATTCGCTTGGCACTACAAGGACGTGAGGTACGTGAGGAGGAATGCATAGATGGTAGCACCGTACATTTCAGCAGGATCGCGCGTGGCATTTGGTCGAGAAGCGACCTTTGGAACGAAGCCAGCCGCCTTCGGCGGCAGCGGCGGCAACGCCAACCCGCAGTTCTTCGGCATCACGAATCAAGACATCGACTTCCCCGACTTGGAACTGGACATCAAACAGTACCGCTCCTTCGGCGCGGGGAGGGCATGGTTCACCCAGAAGGCCGGACGCCGTGTGTTCAACGGCTCTCTCCCGGTTGTCCTGACGAACGCCAGGCTGCTCTACTACGTCTTTGGGGCAGAAACCTTCACAGCCGCAGTCGGCGCTGGCCCCAAAATCCACAAGATGTTTCCAGTCGAGGGCGCGGTCATGCCGTCCCTCACGTGGGGAGGGATCCTCCAGGCCCAAAGCAGCTCGCCGGACTTCATGCGGTCGTTCGTGGGCACGGTGTTCGACGGGTGCTCCTTCAGCGCGCCTGAGACTGGAGAGCTTACGCTCTCCATCGACACAAAGTCGGTTGACGTGGAAGACGAGCAGACGGCTTCGCCGTCTCTTTGGGCTCAGCCAGCCGGGACTGGAGACCCATATATGTTCTACGACCGGGACGCGCACATTCGTGTGGCCGGGACGTATGACTTCACGAGTGCGTATGCGTCCGCCGATCCGTTCGTTTATTCGAACAGGTACACAGGCGCGCGTGAGTGGATGAGGGTGCGGTCGTTCAATTTCGGCTTGCGCCAGAATCTCAAGGAACAGTATTACTACAGGAGCGCGAGCGCTCCAAACCCGGCGGAGTTCATCACGGGCTTTCCGGAGTTCGACCTGACGATCCAAGTCGTGCCGACAGGCAAGCTGTCCGGGGATGAATCGGCCACGGCTGATGCAGTGTATGACCTGCTGATGGCTGAGGGCAAATTCGACGTTCTCATCCCATTCATGCGGTCGAACCTTGACCGCATCGACTTCGCGTTCCGCCAGTGCATGGTCAAATCCGCCAAGCATGGTTTGACATCCGATGGCAACGAAGTCGCTGTGGACGTGAGTCTCTCGCCGGAGACATTCCACGCCGTGTCGTACGATTCTCTCGGTCAGTATTCTGCAGATGTAGCGTAGGTTGGTGAGTACGTTGGATCAAAGACAACAGAAATTCGTGGTCACCCCGACCGCGAAGGAAGTGACCTTTGAGCATGACGGGGAATTTGTGAAGGTCAAGTACCTTCCGATCACCCGCAAGTTCAGGGACGAGGCTCTGGAACTCGCTGTCGTGGCGTTCCAGAAGAGGCACGGGATCAAGGACGGGTTCTCCCCGTTTGTGTACCAGAACGAACTCGCCAAGATGATCTTGGTGGAGTGGAGCATCCCATCGGCCCTTCCGGATGGGTGGTTCCTCTTGACCGACGATGTCCTCGTTGACAGGATCCTCAAAGAAACCGGGATCGATGCGGCTCTCCAGAGTCTCAAGGGCCGAGCCGAAGAGGTGGAGAAAGCAAAAAACTTGCAATGAGACGGAGAGTTGTTTCCGTCTCGGCGCTGTTGATATCGGACATGGAGCTGTACGTGCTCGCCAAGGAGGGTGTGGTCACGATCACGAAGAGCGAATTTGATGAACTGCCACTGGAGACAATCCAGCACCTTATCGGCTTTTCCGAAGGACGGAAGGAACTTGAGAGAGAAACCCAAGAAGCGGCCGACAGGAAGTCGAGGGCGCGCACGGCGGTGACAAGATATGGGTGACGAGGCGCAGGGCGGCAAGATCATCTACACGGTAGACTACAACGTCCCCGAGAAAGAGAAAAAGAAAATGGACTTCTTGATGAAGCAGCAGCCCAAGCTCGACAAGCTCTACCAGAGTTTCTCGAAGTCCGGGGCCGGAGCGGTCGCCACCGGCGCGGGGTTGATTGGAGCGGCGGTGATGATGGTCACGGCGGGCGGCGGGTTCAAGTCGGTCTTGGGGGCAATGTGGGACTTGTTTGGCCTCATCTCCGACCTCGCGTTCATCGCCCTGTGGCCCATACTCAAACCGCTCCTCGCCGCTTTCATCAAAGCCATACAAAGCGGCAGGCTCCAGTGGCTCATCGACGCTCTCGTCTTCTTCGGGAAGATCATAATCAGTTTCTTAATCATTGGGTATTATATGTTCAAATTCTTCAAGACGACTGTAGACGTGCTCGTGGGAGTGTTTAGAGGATTCTGGGACGCGGCCGTAATGATAGTTGGTGGAATTGGAAACTTCGTTGGCGGAGTCGCGAACTTCATTGGTTCAATCCCTGGAAAAATAGCTGAATTCGTTGGGGGGGTAGCCGACTTCCTTGGCGGGGTTGTTGCTGGAATAGGAGATGTCCTCGGCGGAATTTGGGACACCATCGTTGGGGCCTTCCAGCCGCTCATCAACGCTTTCAACACTCTTATTGGGTGGATTCAGCAGTTAATCAATACACTTACAGGGTGGGTGAAGGGGATCACACAATCTCCAGAACTCGTTGAGGAAATTCAGTCTTCGAGTTGGTTCATTGAGTACACGGGGGGAGGAATAACACCTTGACGACCAAGACCTTCTTCCTCCGCAGGACGCGGAAGCTCACGCCCGCGTCGGTCACTCTGCTCAATGGCGCTTTGAATTCGAGCGCCACGACGATCACGGTGGATTCGACCACAAGCTACGCCAGCTCCGGTATGCTGAAGATCGATAAGGAGTTGATCACCTACACGGGCAAGAACGCAACGCAATTCACTACTTGCACCCGTGGCGTGGATGGTTCTGTAGCCATCAACCACGACGACAACACGGAAGTCCTGCAAGTCAGGAACGAATACTTCTACCTAACCGCCGAGCAGCTCGAATTCGGTTTGGAAAAGCGGCTCATTGCGCCTATCCTCCCAGGCAACGAAGGGGCCGATGTGAGTGGTGGCGGTGACTCCACGAACTTCCAGTTCGATATCGGTTCGTATCAGGTTGTCATACGAGCGACAGGGAGTTTGTTTCCAGTCGATGGGACGAACTACCCGTCGCTGACGCCGACAGTGAATTGTCATGTTGTGACTGTTGCGGAATTCGCCGCTGAAGGGGCGGAGGTTGAGGGCACGAACAACTCCAACACGGTCTCTGGCGCAGTCACTGGCCACTACATACGCAGCAGGCTGGTCGATTTCATTGCAGACCAAGCCAAGGACGGGTTGTCGCTGTTCTCTCTTGGATGGCCAAATTGGGGAGCAACGACTTATGGGTCGTCCCCGGCAGACACCACGCTCAATGGCACTCCGGCCCGGCTGTTCTACGGTAGAGTCGGCAACCTGCGGGCCATCGAAGTGTCTGGAGAACTCGATCAATCAACGTATTCATTCGAGTTCCGAGTTGGCGCGGTGGAGGTGTTCTGATAGGCTCTTCCAAATATTATCGCCTCTGGGTTCGTGATGGCGAGCCCGGCTCCAATTGGGTCGAGCTGACGCGGTTCGTCGGGATGAAATTCAAGAAGACAGCAAGCCAAACACCTCTCTTCCAGGCCACAGTGTACCTGACAAGCACCGCTCAGCAGGGCTACATGACGGCCAATCGGCTGTTTAGGATCACCAACAAGGAATCCACGGACGGCAAGGTGGCGACGTGGGTGTTCGGCAGGGCCAGCACCGGCACAGGGCTTCCCACGGATTCGACTTCCGAGACTGGCGCCGCCGCTGGGTCGCAAGAAATCATGACAGGGAGGCTTGGCGAGCCTGTCGGTGACCAGAAAGCAATCAAGAACGGCAAGTCGATCATCTGGGCGCTGAAGGGCTACGGCCTCCACTACTCTCTGAAGGAGATGACGTACGACGACGACAAGACGCTAACGGGGACGTTCAACAACATCCTGACTCGCGCCACGGACGGCATCCTCACGCTGATAGGGACGGCCCGCGTCATAGCCGGTTCAATCGACACCGGGCCGACGATCTCGCTGAAGGTCAAGAAGCTCGACCTGCTGACCATTCTTTCTGAAATCGCCAGGATTGGCGATGCCACGACGAAATTCCCTTACTTCATCGAGGTTACTAACAACTCCAGCTTCTTGCCGGTCGTCAGCCTCTTTGCTCCAAACAACGCGCTGTATGAGACGGCCAACCCGTTCTCTCCTCGGGATGAAGGGAGGGTGCTCATGAGCGAGATTGAACTCATCTCATTTTTGACCCTGGAGGACAGGGATCGCGTCATCAACAAAGTGAAGGTGCGTTATGGCGGCGTGGGGACGGGGACATCTCCGGCGGATACAGCGTTCGCAACAGACGCGACGTTCCCCGAGGTGCGGGACAAAGTCGTGCAGGATCCTCTCATCCAAAACTCGGCAACAGCATTGCTGTTGCGAGACACGGTGCTGGATTTATTCAAGGGCACGGCCACGGGCATCAAGCGCGGCGAGGCGGTGTTGGCGAAGGCCGAGCTATTCGTGACCGCGTTCGACGCGGTCATCGGAGACCAGACAGGGATCGAGGACAACGGCGTTGAGATCATCCAGGGCAAATTCCTCGAATTCGAGTACGACCAAGCCAACGAGCAGATGAAAGTGACTTTGGGCCTCCCAAGGTCATACATGGAGATGCTTTTGAGACATGAGCAGGCGATCAAGCGGCTCTACGGGGGGATGACTTCTGCGCTGGCTAAGACAGTCGGTGGCACAAAATGGAAAAGCACACAGCCGGGAACCAATTCAGACGCCGCTCTCGCTAATGCTGCATCACTAACGGTGACTCTGACTGCCGACACTGCTTTTGACAGAGATGTTGATGAAGGAGTCAGTATTTATTGTGTCCTCAATGGGGACTTGGCCGGAGGGGATTACGACGTTGAAATTGGAATGGGTTCGTCTGGAAGTTGGATCATCTACCAGAAATGCATGATGCAAGCAGACGGAGATGGGGATATGTATTTCACGATTTACGTCTCTGCGGCTCACGTTAAAGACACGATTCAGTCCACCAACGACACCCTACATTTCATCCTCACGAACCGCACCGGAGCAAACCGAAACGTGATCATCTCCGTGTCCGGCTACATCAGCCATGCCCATTCTCACGACGTGTGATCCCATGAAGAAACCCAAGGTCATTGACAACAACAAGATCCTCCTTTCTACGATGCAGAAAGGGGCGATGAAGGGCGTGAAGCGCGTGGCCGACGCCATCGTGGAGGAGGCCAAGAAGAAGGTGCCTGTGGACGAGGGCAACCTACTGCGCTCGATAGATGCCCAACAGCCCAAGGCTGTTGGAAAAGATGGCGCGTCATGCGAGCTTGGCGCCTACGCCGACTATGCCCTCTACGTAGAGTACCCCACCATGCCGCACGACATCGTCCCCAAGACGCGCGAAGCGCTGAGGTGGGAGGGCGAGGGTGGAGAAGTCCACTTTGCCCACCGAGTTCATCATCCCGGCACGGACGCCCAGCCATTCATGCGTCCGGCGATTGACAAGCTGAAGGCCAGGGGGCCGTTGATGATCGAAGAAGAAATCAGACTGGAATTGAAGAAAACACAGGAGTTGAGAACATAGAAGCAGAAGTGTTTGTGACTTTGGCTGTGGCCCTCGCGGGCGGGCATGGATGGGGACTTGTGAATTGGGCGCGAACGAAGCTCGGGGACAACCCGGAGAAGTGGGACTGGCAGCAGGCGGGCATCATGTTCGTCTGCGCGCTCGCTGTCTGGGGTTTTGCCGTCCTGACCGGGCACACGGTGGGCGAAGTCGGAACCGTCCTTCAGCAACCTGAGAACGCGGGCTTTGTGACAGTCCTCGTCATCGGGGCCGACCGGTTCGTCAACCTCGTGCTGATGAAGGCTGGGAAGGGGCCGTGGGCGCCCGAGGCGCCCAAGCCAGCCCCGTAGGGGGGCGCGGTGGGGCGATCCCGACCCGGACTACCACCCTGGACGGGATCG